ATCAAGGCCATTGAGTTGTTCAAGACCGAAGTCACCAAGATGGTGGACAACGGCAAACTGGCGCAGCGAGCAATTGAACGCGCCCAGAAAGTCACCGTATGAGCACGCAGGCAGCACAACCAAGCGCACCTGCGGGTCCAATGAATTTGGCCGAAGCGGCCAACGCTCTCGAGGGAATACTGCCAGTTGATGGAGAACAGTCGCCCGAAGAGACGCAGTTGCCAGAGTCCGATGAGGATGAAGGCGCGGCCTTGAGCGAAGAATTGTCAGCGGATGCAGACGCTGCTGACGAGGAAACGCAAGAGGAACAGTCCGAGGAAGATGAGGAATCTGAGGAGCAAGATCAGCCACAGGCTTTTACCGTCAAAGTTGACGGCAAAGAAGTCGAGGTGACGCTGGACGAACTCCAAAAAGGTTACTCAAGAACCCAGGACTACACACGCAAAACGCAGCAGATCGCTGAGATCCGGAAACAGGTCGAGGCTGAGACTGAGGCAGTGCGTGCCGAACGTGCGCAATACGCACAGATGTTGGGAGCGTTACAGGCCCAGCTCCAGAGTGCCGACACACAGATCGATTGGGACCGTCTTTACCAAGAAGACCCCATCGAATGGGTACGGCAAAAAGAGGTGATGCGTGAGAAACAGGAAAAGCTCCAAGCTATTCAGTTTGAACAGCAACGAGTGGCCCAGCTCACGCAGCAAGAGCAGCAGCAGCATTTTCAGACGCATTTGCAAGAGCAGCATTCAAAGCTGCTCGAGGTCATTCCCGAGTGGAAAGACCAGGCGAAGGCGAAAACAGAAAAGCAGTTGCTGGTCGAATTCGGGAAGAAGACCGGATTTACACCCGAGGAGTTGAGTGCCATTGTGGATCACAGGGCGGTTGTCGCGTTGCGTAAAGCAGCGCTCTACGACCAGATGATGACCAAGCGAAAAGCAATCACCCCTGTGACCAATAACGGTCCACGGCCAGCCAAGCCAGGTGCAGCAGGCCGGGTATCCCAAACAACTGAAGCAACCCGCGCCAAACAGCGTCTCGCAAAGACTGGCCGTGTCGATGATGCGGCCTCTGCAATCTACCAACTTTTGAGGTAACACCATGACTATCGTAAGCAACACTTTTACAACCTATAGTGCTAAAGGCATTCGGGAAGATCTTTCAAATTTAATAACAAATATTGCACCTGAAGAAACTCCATTCCAATCCAACATTGGCCGCGAAACCATCTCCAACACCTTGTTCGAGTGGCAGACCGACACCCTGGCAGATGCCGCAGCAAATGCGCAGCTCGAGGGTGATGACGTTGGCACATTTGACTCTGTCACCGCCACCGTTCGTTTGACCAACTACGCTCAGATTTCGCGCAAGACCATCGTTTTGTCGAACACTGAAGAAGTGGTCAACAAAGCCGGTCGCCGTTCTGAGTTGGCATATCAGATCGCCAAGCGCGGTTCTGAGTTGAAGCGCGATCAAGAATTCATTTTCTTGAATGGCGGCATTGCTGTTGCAGGCAACACCACCACTGCTCGCGTGACCGCATCCTTGGGCGCGTTTGTCAAGACCAACACTGACAAGCAGACCAACGGTGTCGATCCCAGCTACACCACGCTGCCCAACAGCGCTCGCACTGACGGCAACGTGCGCACCTTCACTGAGACGATCTTGAAGAACGTCATCCAAAAGGTGTGGACTGCTGGCGGCACTCCCAAGATCCTGATGTGCGGCCCTGTCAACAAGCAGCGCGTGTCTGGTTTCTCTGGCATTGCCTCTTCACGTTTCAACATCGATGGCGGTGCGAAGCCTGCCACGTTGATCGGTGCCGTTGACATCTACGTCAGCGATTTCGGCAATGTGCAAGTGATCGCCAACCGTTTCCAGCGCGAGCGTGACGCATGGGTGATCGATCCTGACTACGCCAAGATGACTGTGCTGCGTCCTTACCAGCAAGTTGAGTTGGCGAAGACTGGTGACGCTGAGAAGCGCATGTTGTTGATTGAGTACGGCTTGAAAGTGCTGGCTGAAAACGCCCACGGTCTGGCTGCTGACTTGGTCACCTCCTGATAACTGACTAGGAGAAGGGGCCAGGGAAACCTGGCCCCACTTACATGGACAAAAGAATTCTTGATGTAAGCCCCGACAAGGGGATCACGCGCACCTGGCACTTCAACCCAGATACTGAAGAGACAACGATCCAGACCTCTCAGGACGTGACTGACGTGATCGAGGCCAATAAGCGTGACTTTGCAGCGATTGACAACAGGGCCAACTGGCAAGGCGAGTGGCATCATGTCGCCAGCATCCCAGAGGCTTTGTATTACAAGCTCAAGGCCGAAGGAAAGCTCGATGACGAGGCTTACATGAAGAAATGGCTTAACGATGCTGATAATCGTTTCTTTCGTGTTCGTCCTGGAAAAGTTTAATGGCTCGACCAAGAATCCCACTGTCTGAAAAGATAGAAAGAAACATCATCCGAATACCAGAATCTGGTTGTTGGATATGGATGTCTTCTCTTAATCCAGGTGGATATGGGAAAACTGGTATTGGAAGAGGGTCATGCTTATCTGCACATCGCGTGTCGTATGAGCAAAAATTTGGACCTATACCAAAAGATAAATTTGCACTACATACTTGCGACATTAAATGTTGTGTAAATCCAGACCATATTTTCCTTGGCGATCAAAAAGAAAATATGGCAGATAAGGTTCATAAAAACAGGCAGGCTAAAGGTGAAAAACATGGCAGGCATAAGCTAACTGAAAAGCAAGCCATGGAGATAAAGTTTTCAACAAATCCTCCAATTGATTCGGCAAAAAAATTTAATTGTTCGATAACTACAATCAGACAAATCAAAAGTGGTTTGTACTGGAAACATTTGAGGAATTGATGAACTACATTGCGGTTTGCACGCCAGCACGGGACCAGGTCCACACCAACTACACCTACTGCATGGTTAATCTTGTCGCGTATCACACGCTCAACACCACTGATGCCATCAGTCTGAAACTGTTGCAGGGAACGCTGATTCAGAACCAGCGTGCTGACTTGTGCCTGGATGCGTTGCGTGAGGGTTGCACGCACATCTTGTTCATCGACTCTGACATGACCTTCCCCCAGGACATGATCCAGCGACTGCTCAAGCATGACGTTGACCTGGTTGCGGCCAACTGCGCAAGGCGCAGGATGCCCACAGGTCCAACCGCACAAAACTATGACGAAAGCGGCAAGCGCAAACCCGTCTATTCGATGCCAGAATCAACTGGTCTTGAAGAGGTTGGCAGCGTTGGGACCGGCATCATGCTGATCAAGCGCAACGTCTTTGAGGGCATGTCAGAACCCTGGTTCGATATGCCTTGGCAATACGACACCCGAGGCTACATGGGCGAAGACGTGTTCTTTTGCAAGAAGGCGCAAGAGCTTGGGTTCAAGGTGTATATTGACCATGACGTGAGCAAAGAGATCGGCCACATTGGCACGTTTGAATTCAAGCATGAGCACACCTGGATCGTCAAAGAGGAAATGGAAAAAGAGGCAAGCTGATGGCACTCACCACATACAACGAGCTGAAGACATCAGTTGGCGATTGGCTCAACCGCACTGACCTGACAACTGTCATCCCCGATTTCATCGCGCTGGCCGAGGCCCAGATTGAGCGCCAACTGCGTACCCGGCAGATGATCGTGAGATCTACTGCATCGATTGCCACCGAGTACAGCGCGGTTCCCGATGATTTTCTGGAGACAAAGTCCATCAAGCTCACCGGCACCAACCCTGTCACGCCTTTGGGGTTTGAGACTGTCGATTCACTTGACTCTTTAAGCGTGCAGTACCGATCCAGCGGCGTGCCAATCTTCTTTGGCATTGTGGGCGGCCAGATCCGAGTGCTGCCGATCCCTGACGCGGCCTACACTGCCGAGCTGGCGTATTACGCAAAGTTGACCAAGTTGTCATCTACCGTGGCAAGCAACTGGCTGCTGGCGCAAGCGCCTGACGTTTACCTGTACGGTGCATTGCTCCAGGCTGCGCCATACCTACAGGATGATGCGAGAATTGCGGTGTGGTCAGCGCTGTACCAAGCAGGCCTGGATCAGTTGCAGATTGCAGATGATCGAGGTTCTACCAGTGGCGGCGCATTGCTGACCAGGGCAAAAACATTTGGGTGATTAAATGGTAACGACAACCAAGGGCGAGATGGACGAGTCACTGCTGGAAAAGCGTGAGGGGTCCATTGATACTGATACCGAGACAACGAGCTGGGTTGAGTATTGGCATGAGGGTGAGTTGGTCCATCGATCAGTCAACATGGTGCTAAAGCGCGGCGTCTTTGCCGAAGGCATCAGTCAACAAATTTGAGGGTTAAATCATGGCGAATACTCAGGCAATGTGTACCAGTTTTAAGGGTGAGCTGCTTGTCGGCCACCACAACTTTGGCACTGGCGTTGTCCGAGCTGCCACCACGGCAGACACTTTCAAGGCTGCCCTGTACTTGGCAAGCGCCACTGTCAATGCGTCCACCACGGCCTACAGCTCCACTGGTGAGGTGACTGGCACAGGGTACTCTGCTGGCGGTGTCACAGTGACCTTTGGCACGGCTCCAAGCACGTCTGGGACCACGGCATTTGTCACGCCCAGCGCCAGCATCAGCTACAGCTCAGTGACCCTCTCCACGGCCTTTGATGCAGTCCTGATCTATAACTCGACCCAGTCAAACAAGGCAGTCAGCGTCCACACTTTCGGCAGCCAGACCGTGACTGCTGGAACCTTCACGCTGACCATGCCAACCAATGATGCAAGCACTGGCCTGATCCGGCTGGCGTAACGCAGGGGCAGCACCATGGCTGCTTACGGCACAGGCTACTACGGCCTTGGCGTCTACGGCATAGGCAATGTCGTTATCAGTGGCAACCAGGCCACTGGCGCTGTTGGCACTGTACTGGCCGACAGATCAATTCAGGAAGATGGAACCATTGCCACCGGCAATGTCGGAACCGTCACACTCACCATCAGCATTGCCATCACGGGCAATGCAGCCACTTGTGCCGTTGGCACGCTGGCGCCAGACGCATCTCAAGCAATCACCGGCAATGCGGCCACGCTGGCCGTGGGCACTGTTTCGCCTGCTGGGTCAATTGACCTTAGTGGCAACGCTGCCACTGGTGCAGTTGACTCTGTTGGGGTAACCCGGTCCACGGCCACAACTGGCAACGCTGCCACTGGTGCTGTTGGCACTATGTCGGCAGAGGTGATCTCTTTCCAGGCCATCACAGGTGTTTCTGGGACTGGCGAAGTTGGCAGTGCGTCAAACGTCATTGAGGTTGCGATAATCGGCAACGAGGCAGTTGGATCTGCTGGGATCATGGTTGGGTTTGGATGGGGTGCAGTGCCCGACACAAGCGAAACCTGGACCGCCCAGTCAGATACACCAGAGACATGGTCGCCAGTGTCCGACACGGCAGAGACATGGACTCCAGAGTCAGACACGTCAGAGACCTGGACTCAGATCGCAGACAATTCAACATCGTGGCAACAGGCCGCATAGGGGTAAAAAATGGCAGATACGACAACGACCAACCTTTTATTGACCAAGCCCGAGGTGGGGGCCAGCACTGACACTTGGGGAACCAAGATCAATACTGACCTTGACGGCGTTGACGCAGTCTTTGCGGCTGCTGGCACGGGCACCAGCGTTGGCTTAAATGTTGGAGCTGGCAAGACGCTGGCAGTTGCTGGGACGTTGACGGTCACGGGATCTGCAACTGTTGAGTTTGCTGATGGATCTGCTGCATCTCCATCAATCACCAATGATGGCGACACCAACACAGGCATCTTCTTTCCTGCGGCTGACACCATTGCCTTTGCTGAAGGCGGTGTAGAGGCCGCAAGGTTTGATAGTGCTGGTAATTTGGGTATTGGCACTACAAGTCCTGCTTCTCAATTGCACATTACTCCCTCAACAGCCAACGTGTTTACAGAAGGCTTGCGTGTAAACCGAGAAGGTCAAACAGGTCAATATGCTATAGTTAACTATTCTAATGGTGTTGGTCGATTTGTTGCTGTTGATTCTCTTTTTAACAGTCCATCAATAGGTTTTTTTACTAGCTCTGATGGTTCAACACAAACAGAACGAGCCCGTATCGACTCCAGCGGTAATGTGGGGATTGGTACTTCTTCGCCTAGTGCAAAACTACACACCCAAATTGGTTCAGGTTTATCTACTGGGGTTAAGTTTTTAAATGGTGGTAGTTCTGGCTTGCAATTTTATACAGACTCTAATCTTGCCAATGCAGATACATTTATTGAATCACCATTAACTGGTGTTGCAATGATATTTAAAAATAGTGGCTCAGAACGTATGCGTATCGACTCCAGCGGTAACTTTATGGTGGGGAAAACAAGTGCTTCGGCTGCTGTTGCTGGTTTTTTAGTTGAGTCACAGGGCGATACATACATCACAGCCGAAGGCGTTGAGGGTAAAGTTCTTTATTTAAATAGGCTTACATCAGACGGAGATATTGTTCAGTTTGCACAAGCCAATACAACGGAAGGCACAATCTCTGTATCAGGCACAACAGTCTCATACAACGGCGGTCACTTGTCCCGCTGGGCGCAAACCACAGCACCGAAAGATGAATCAATTGTCAAAGGTACTGTGCTTTCCAACCTTGATGCAATGAATGTTTACACAGACGTTGATGGCAACCCTGTTGCTAACGAACAGTTAAATAAGGTTAAGGTATCTGATGTTGAAGGTGATGCCAATGTTGCTGGTGTGTTTGTAAATTGGACTTATGACGAGCAACATAGTGTTGACGAAATCAACATGGCGATGACAGGCGACATGATTATCCGCATTGCTCAAGGAACAACTGTTGCCCGTGGCGACTTGCTCATGTCTGCTGGTGATGGCACTGCCAAGCCACAAGGTGATGACATTGTGCGGTCAAAGACAGTTGCTAAAGTAACTTCAACTCATGTCACTTGCACATACGCAGATGGTTCTTACTGTGTGCCTTGTGTTTTGATGGCTTGTTAAAAGGAATAATATGATTACTTGGAACATCAGTCAACTTGACCGACAAACCTCAGATGGTTTTGTCACTACCGCACATTGGCAAGCAACTGCAACAGATGGCGATTACTCTGCATCTGTGTATAGCACTTGCTCATGGAGTGATGGCACTGCAACCATTCCCTATACCGACTTGACCAAAGATGCAGTGCTGGCGTGGGTGTGGGAGTCTGTGGACAAGGATGCTGTTGAGGATTCTTTGCTGGCTCAAATCGCTGAACAGAAAGCACCTGTCAAAGCCACTGGCGTGCCTTGGAATGTCTGACTCTACTGAGACACGGCTGGCGGTGCATGAGGCCATTTGCACAGAGAGGATGAAATTCATTTCTGACTCTCTTGCAAAGGGGTCAGAGCGCATGACCAAGATCGAGTATTTGCTTTACGCTGTGATTGTGGCCGTCTTGCTGGGTCCTGGTGCTGCTGCATCTCTGTTTGCAAAGATCTTTGGTTTGTAAGATGTGGACCCAATCAGCATCCTGCTTATGGCCTCTAGCGCATTCAGCGCTATCAAGCAGGGGGTCGCAACGTATAAAGAGGCTAAGAATGTTGCCGGTGACGTTAAAAAGATCGTCAAGGAAATCGGTGGAATGTTTGGGCCAAACCCAAGCAAGGAACAGAAAAAGCAGATCGTTGCTGAACAGAAGCGAGTGCAAGAAGTGGCTGCTTATGACCCCAACCAGGTCATGGGGAACATTGCAAAAAGCCTTGGTGAATTTATGCGGCACCAGCAGCAGATCCAAGATTACTACCTTGAGGAAGAGCGCAAGTCAAAGGAAGAGGTCTACGATGGCGCAGACTCTCTGGCAGAGCGTGCCTTGCAGCGTACCCTTGTGCTCACCCAGTTGAGACAGATGGAGACTGATTTGCGCGAGCAAATGATCTATCAGTCGCCACCAGAGTTGGGAGATCTTTGGACACGGTTCAATGAGATGCGTGAGCAGATTGCAGTGGAGCAAGAGCAAGCTAGGGCAGTGCGTGATCAACGTGAGGCGCAGGCGAAATGGCAACGAAGACGGGTAATCGCGGACCTGCAAGACAAAGCAATCTACCTGGGAGCCGCCTTGTTGATAATCGTGTATCTCAGCGTGTTTTGGTCACTCCTAGTGATGGACCGAAAGACAAGATGGGGTTTTTGATCGCGCTCATTGCGATGGTGCTGGTTTTCTGTTTGATGCTGCCGATAATTTCGATAATATATTTCGATACCCTGGCAGTGCAAAAGGAAAGCAAAGCTCAGATTGATCGCATGGAGAGGCTGCGCAAGCAGCTCGAGGAAGACCGAAAGAAGATGGGCCATGACAACAGGAAGGAAGAGTAAATGCGAATGCTGCTTTGTCTGACCATCATGGTCCTGGCCGGGTGCGAGGATCGGTATCGATATACCTGCCAGAACCCCAGCAACTTTGAATTAAAAGAGTGCCAGAAACCTCAATGCCAATTCACGCAGACGTGCCCAGAATATCTTGTTGCCCCAGTGCTTGAAAAGAAGGTGGAACCCGATGTTGTCAAATCAAAGTAAATACAGCGCCGAAGAGATCGAGGTCCGAATCTGGGGCTTTGTTGTGGTGATGATCACAATCATCCTATTTGGCATTGTGATCGCCTTGCTGTACAGCGTGACGTTTGTGACGCAACCCATCAAGTCTATGGCGCCAATTGACCAGGCATACACCAAGATGCTCAATGACATTGTGCTGCTCATTGTTGGCGGTATCGGCGGCATCGTAGGCAAGCGTGCTGTGGGGGCCGTCACCGCCGCGATAAACCCTACACCGCCACCTACACCTGCCCCGGCTGCGCCAGCGCCTCCTAGCCCTGTTTCTGCGCCTCCCAGCGGTGCTCTGCCTGTCTGGATCAATCCACCTCTGGATGAGAGCTGGACGCCGCCACCTCCACCGACAACGCCACCCGAGCACTTGGAACCCGATCACGTCCGCGAGGAGATCGCGGCAGCAAGACGTGAGGCTGGGCAGTGAATCCATACCTGATCATCGCGGCCATGATTGCCATTGGCGGTGCCTACGCTTACGGCCATCATGCTGGGTATGCTGACCGGGACGCTGAGATGCAGGCTCACATTGCCAAGCTCAATGAAGAGTCACGCGCCAAAGAGCAAGAGCTGGCGTCTTCACTCAACAACCAAACCGAAACATTGCGAAAGGCCAAGAATGAGATCAACAAAAAACAGTCTGACATTAATGCTCTTGTTGATGCTGGCCGGTTGCGCCTCCCGGTCCCAGCCGCCCCAAGTTGCGTATCAGCCACCCCAGATGCCAGCCCTCCCAGCAGAGATCGCGGAGAAGAAAGACCCGACCCTTACAGCGAGGCTATTAAAAGTATTGTCGCCATCGCCATCGAGGGAGACAGAAACACCGTCCAGCTCAATGCCTGCATCGACACCTACAACAAAGTGAGGGAGCAGATCAATGGTAAATAGTGATCAACTCAAAAAGCTGCACATTGGCCCCGAGTGGGTCGATGCGCTCAATGAAACCTTTGGCCGGTTCAATATCTCCACCAAGAGACAGCAGGCAGCGTTTATCGGTCAATGCGGCCATGAATGTGGACACTTCAAGGTTCTGCAAGAGAACTTGAACTATCGCGCTGCCACCTTGATGAAGTTGTGGCCCAAGCGTTTCCCTACTCTTGACGTTGCCAACCAGTACGCTGGTCAGCCTAGCAAGATCGCCAACAAGGTTTACTGTGATCGTATGGGAAACCGCAACGAGGCATCAGGGGACGCCGCCAGGTTTATTGGCAGAGGTTGCATCCAATTGACCGGCCACAGCAATTATTTTCACGCAGGCCAAGCCCTGGGCGTTGACTTTGTCATGCAGCCAGAACTGGTCGCCACTCCCAAGTACGCTGCCTTGACGGCAGGATGGTTCTGGTCAACGCATGACTGCAATCGCCTGGCCGAGTCAGGGGACTGGGCAGCCTTAACGCGCAAAATTAATGGCGGGATAATCGGTTTGGAAGACCGCATCAAACACATTAATGAGGCCTTGGCAGTCCTGACATGACAAACCTGTATCAGCAGCTCGAAACCCCGGCGCCGCCAGACCTGCCCTCACCTGGCGCAGTCTATGACGAGCGCCTGACTGCGCAATCCCATCGCGGCTTGCTGGTGTACTTTCGCAAGCTCACCAATATCCTGTCAACGGTTCTTGGGCCGCGAGGTGGCAAGTACTTGAACCTCCCTTATGGTGCGTTTCAGGACGCAACCGACCAGGCAGCGGCCAACACCACAACGGCCTATGCCATCACATTTGACACAACTGACTATGCAAATGGGATCACTCTGTCAAATACTTCACGTTTGAATGTGTCGCAGGGTGGTTTGTATAACGTGCAATTTAGCGTGCAATTTAAAAACACAACCAATGACACGCAAGACGTTGAGGTCTGGTTTCGCAAGAATGGCACTGACATTGCCAATTCAGGGTCGCGGTTTGGGTTGACGCCCAGAAAAAGCTCAGGAGACCCATCTCACATGATCGGGGCTTTGAATTACTTTGTGGACCTGGCTGAGAGCGATTACATCCAACTCATGTGGCGGCCATCAGACGTTGGCGTCTCCATTGAGCACTTTGCTGCCGGAACCAGTCCAACCCGGCCAGCGGTACCCTCAGTCATTGCCACAGTGAGTTTTGTGTCCAATCTTTCCGCATAATCCCATCATGGCACTCACCGCACTCAGAATCCCCCCAGGCGTTTACCGCAACGGCACTGAATATCAGTCAGCCGGACGGTGGTTTGACGCCAACCTGGTTCGCTGGTTTGAGGGTACTTTGCGTCCCATTGGTGGATGGCGCAAGAGATCGGCATCCCAGCTCACCGGGTCATGCCGGGGCTTGATCACCTGGCGCGACAACTCAGGGGACCGCTGGATCGCTGCCGGTACGAATTCCAAGCTCTACGCCATGAATGAGGCTGGCACGCTCAAAGACATTACGCCGACAGGTTTGACTGTTGGCATTGCTGATGCAGCCACCAAGACCGGGTACGGGTACTCCACATATGGCAACTTTGCCTATGGCGTGCAGCGCCCAGACACTGGCAGCATCACGCCAGCCACAACCTGGAGTCTGGATACCTGGGGCGAATACTTGGTCGCCTGCTCAGACGCTGATGGCAAGCTCTATGAGTGGCAGTTGGGGTTCTCAACACCAACCCTGGCCGCTGCCATCACCAACGCGCCAACGAGTTGCAATGCCGTGATGACAACGTCAGAGCGTTTTGTATTTGCGCTGGGCGCTGGTGGCAATCCCCGCAAGGTTCAATGGTGTGACCAGGAAAACAATACCGTATGGACACCGGCAGCCACCAACCAGGCCGGTGACTTTGAGCTTACAACTGTCGGATCTCTCAAGGCTGGCAAGCGCGTGCGAGGTGTCAACCTGCTGTTTACAGATGTTGACGTTCACGTTGGCACCTATATTGGGTTACCTTACGTCTACTCATTTGAGAAGGCCGGTTCTGGTTGCGGGTTGATCTCATCTCAGTCTGTCGCGGCCATTGACACGGCTGCAATCTGGATGAGCAAGTCAGGGTTCTGGGTCTATGACGGGTATGTAAAACCACTGGTGTCTGACGTTGGTGACTACATCTTCCAAAACATCAACTACAACCAGGCCAGCAAGATCTACTCTGTCCACAACTCCAAGTATGGCGAGATCATTTGGTTTTACCCGTCAAGTCAGTCAAATGAGAATGACTCATATGTCACCTACAACTACCGCGAGAACCACTGGGCCATTGGCTCACTGTCTCGCACGGCTGGCACTGACCGTGGGGTCTACTTGAACCCGCTGATGGTTTCTGCTGACGGGTACATCTACGAGCATGAAGTCGGGTTTGCCTATGACTCTGTCGCGCCTTACGCTGAGTCTGGCCCTGTGGAGATCGGAACGGGTGAGCAGGTGATGAGCGTGCGGCAAATCATCCCTGATGAGCAAACCCTGGGCGAGGTTGTTGTGTCGTTCAAGACGCGAATGTATCCAACCTCAACCGAGACAACTTACGGCCCATATACGGCAAGTCAGCCGACAGATGTGCGGTTCACTGGTCGCCAGGTCA